TGCCCCCACCACCAGTTGGCGGAACCTGATCGGGAAATCCTGTTGGTACCGGCATACCACCCAAGAATCCACCTGCAAACTGCCCCGTCGGACCAAAGAGGTTGCGGAAGTTATCATAAACGGTACCGAGTCCACTTATAAACTGATCTCCCGTCAGCTCAGATAACCCTGCAATAGCAGCTTCGAGATAATTCTGTCTAAGGTCCATGTTAGCATCAAACTCCACCAATGACATGTTGGCTTTGCCGTCCATGTATGCGTAGTACGCCAATGGATCCGACATGCGTAGATTCTCCAGCACCGCTGGATCCAACTCGACTTGCGCCTTTCCCATGTTGAAATAAGCCGTCTCACGGCGCTTGATTGTCTCCTGATCCTCCCAGTTTTGCTGCTCCAGCTGAGACTGCAACGTTGTCAGTCTCTCACGAGCATAGGACTCATAGGCCAGACGACGCTCGGCACTGGCAATGTCTGCTTCCGTCTGCCAGATGTTGGCCAGCAACTTGTCACGCTCCATGCCCGTCGTAGTTCTTAATTTCTCGTAATCCAGGTTCAACTGATTCCTCATGTCATCGACTTTGAGTTGCAACTCCTGGGCAGTCAGGTTTCTGTTTTCGTCTTCCTGGATCGCCTTCCAGACGCGATCACGCTCGGCTTCATTGTAGCCCTGTTCTTTCGCCCACACGTCATAGTCATATCTATTGTCAAACTGTCTGGCATTCTCAGCAATCTCACGCTCACGTTGATTGAGCTGGGCATATGACATCTCGGCAGTGTATGCCTGCTCGCCGAGACGCTCCTCACGGGTAAACCGGCGCTGGGCCTCCGTCATGGCAGCAGACTGCATGTACTCCGCTTCCTGCCGGTTGACGTCCTGCAGGGCTGCACCCTGCTGGGCCTGCAACGCCATGATCATCTGTTGCTGGGCCGCAACTGCAGCTCCACCGGTAATCCCCTGTGCCGCCAGCTGGGCGTTGAGTTGCTCGAGCTGCACCTGCTGCTGGGCCGAGAACTGCTGATTAATATTTTCCCGCTGAAAATCGAAGCTCGTACGGCCTGCGATCGTAGGCATGTACTGTGACATGTCTATCGGGCCGGTGGTTGGCTCGGCATACTGTCTGGCGAGATAGTCACCATAGGCTTGTCCTGGAGCAATCTCCTGCACATTGGTGCCATAGGCCTGGGGAGCCCCTCCCCACTGTTGGTATGTCTGTGTCTGGGGCCCATAATCCATCTGAGACGTCACACCAGGCTGGGTAATGTCATGGGCCACTGTGGCCGTCTGTGTGACTCCTACCCCCACCTGCGGGGCCGCAGAAGCCCCTGTAACGAGTCCCGCAGTGTCATACGGCAGCGGAGCCGTAGCCGGAGCGTAGCTGGGAGTGAACGAGGTGATGTTAAGAGGCACGCTGGCCTCCGGCCGATCCTGTGTCACAGAAATCGGGGTAGGCGTGAACGGTACACTGACCTCCGGCCGATCCTGTGTCACAGAAATCGGGGTAGGCGTGAACGGTACACTGACCTCCGGCCGATCCTGCCTCAGGGTTGCTGTAAACGTACCGATAGTCGGAGACACGGATGCCACTGTCCGTGTGGCTGCCGATACGGCAATAGGAGTCATCGTCGGAGGAGCAACAGTTGCGTATCCTGGCATTATTAATTCCTTCTGCTACGGAGATTGTATTCAACTTCGAGCCTGTAAATTGCCCACCAGATATCCTGATTGTCCGTGCTGAACCGGAACCGGATAGTCCTGCCGACACAACCACCGAGTCCTACACGGATAGTCTTGCGGTCCTTACAGCTGTCCCAGGTGTCAGCGTCCAGTACCGCGCTGTCCCACTCTGCTCCGCCCCCAGACAGATTTACACTGGCCACACCGGCCCGAGTCTGGGACTTATCAACCCACCACTCAACGGTAAGATTCCAATTGCCGGGTGTATCGACTGTAAGCCATAGATACCGCCATATTTTCGTGTGCTCCCACACCCTCTCATTACCGGCAATCTCAACCGTCTGGAAATACGAGTGTATGTTGGACGGGGTGCCTCCGGTTGTCGCCAGGCAGCTTTCACGTTTGTCAAGAATGAATACCGAGTCCGGTAACGTGCCGTCTATCAGCTCAGCATTGGATCCGGCGACTAGATGTCCCTGCCAGATGGCAAAATTGTTAACAGGAGGATTATCAAGCTTGTACCAGGAGCCCTGCCCACGCTCCTTTGTCGATACCGAGTAATCGTAGACGTAAATGACATTATTATGCTGTGCCGAGTCACCCTCCGGCACCGCCAGCCACAGTTTGTCGTCATATGCTATCAGGGCGGCCTTGGAAAGCAGGCTGGAGTGCAGCCCGGCGATGTTTGGCTCAATATTTTCGCTTCGGGACTGAGCCAGGTACTGTCCGGAGACGGCATATGCCGGTGATGGGGCTATCGTCTCACCAGACATGGCGAAAAGTCCGCGTTTGTCAAGAAACGCCTCAAGATTTTCAAAAAAGTCTATCGCTTTATCGGTCCTCGCGGCATAGGAACTCGGCGACTTGATGATATACCAGTTGGAGGCGTCGGTAACGTCCAGACTGTCAGGCATGTGTATGAGCCACACCGTCCCAACCGAGCCATCACTGTTAGTCTTGTGTACGGTGATGCTGTTACCGAGCACCCGGAGCCCGGTAATCACCATCCCATCGCCTCTACCCACATCCAGGAAGTTAAGGGCAGGCCACACCTCAGGACTACCGAGCTCACTGTAGTACAGGCGGCTCGGGTTGGCAGGATCACCGGCCGCAAACATCCTGCCACGGTGATACCACCAGTACTGACAGTGTGGCGGGGGATATGAGTCGGTACGGCCGAGGGTTGCTATGCTGCCGTCAGCCGCCCTATCGGTATAGGCAGTCTGGTTGGCCGTCAAAGCAGTCACTCGATACGCAACTCCAGACGCACCGGCCGTAGTCCGGTACAAATACTTTGTCCGCACGTCGGCAGACTCAGGAAATACAGGTATACCTGCCAAGGACATGGATCCGGTGGTGACATTGAGCCAGATATCGGCAGCAATCAGCCCATAATTGCTTTCCACAGCGTTGGAATTCTCACCGGATAGATAGTAACTCCGGTATCCGGTTGTCATGCTGCCACCGATACCGGCTGCATAACTGCAACTGCTCACCGGGGCTGAGACACCAACAGTGTAGAACCCCTCACCGGTGTATCTATGGGGCACGGCATAGCCATTGGTCATCCACAGCTCGTCCTGGACGGTGCGACAACACACGTCCACGGCAGCAGTAAACACACCTGTGGCCCCACTCACCAGTGTCCAGGTGTCAGTGGGTGAGCTGAGGGTGTAGACGTTTGTGGCATGATTAATAACCAGCAGCTCGGTTCCGTTATAACCGAGGACACCCATGCCGTCAACAGGCGCAGTCGGAGTCAGACTACCACCGATGGCCTCATAGCCGTTGGCCGACTCGACAGCACCAACGTCAGAAAAGTCAACATTAAGAAGATCCGGAGACATGTGTGGCGGGCACGAAAGATCAGTCCACTTCGTGTTGAGTCCACCATCGAAAACCGGAATCTTATAGCCCTGCTTTGGCAGGAAGGCCATTTATACCATCCCGTCGTATGTACTCAGCGACGCGTCCTCAGTCCGGACGGTTTGAAAACCTCCGGCCCAACGACGGCGTTGCTCCCGCATCTGCGTATCCATGACGGCCTGTATGTATTCTTTTTTGTAAAACTCGCTCTTGGCCTGGTCCTGGTCCTTCACGTACGCACGATACAGCACATAGTCCGGGATGGCATTTTGAAACTGAAGCGGAACCGAGAACGCGGAGCTGGCTGTGACAATCGCCGCTGGCTGGTACACGTAATCGTACACATACGTCGCGGCTCTCGCAGGAGTTGGCCACATGTATGCGTACCCGTTAAACTGGTACCAATGCGTCGGATTGCCGGACTGCATGGTGCCTCCGTAGCCCGGCATGTCCAGATTGTCACGCTCGCGTATGTCAATCTGCTTGAGTGGCACGCCATCATACGTCAGCCGCTTGACGGTCAGACAATCACCGGGCAGGGTGTAGCCGCTGGTGCCGGTGGTTGTCGTTGCCACAGTCGACTGCTTGGCGCAACACTCAGTCAGAGTTGTTATCTCAGACTCGGCCTGAGACATATATCGGTACAGCTCAGCATCCTGCCAGTAATCAGCCGTCGACTCAACGAGCTGATCCCGCACCAGTGATAGTACCGTGGCTGGAGTCATGCAGCTGCCTTTTCCTTCTTGGGTTTCTCGTCGTACAGGAGCTCAATCTCCAACCGCACCGGGACACCCTTACCGCAGTAATGGCCACGTATGGTTACCGCCTCATGCCTGCTGCACTCGACAGATTTACCGGCAGGTATGTACACCTCGGAGCCGTTAACAATCTGCTTGTAATCGGTGTTGCCACGGTTCCACAGACGAGCACGCTTCGCGACGTTTTCCATCTGTTTCCTCCCTAGTCCCCTTGGTTTTGTTAATTCTCCGTCCGGCAAATAGCCCGGATGGTACTTGCCGCCGTTGCCGTATTGGCCTTGAGGTGGGCCTTGATGTACGGGAAACAGGACACCGCCTCGTCCAGCACCACGCTACCACCGCCGACATACGCTGTTGCCTCGCAGGGCACCACGACATTATCACGCAGGACATTGATCAATTTGAACGTCCCTGTGGCGGTGTCACAGCCGTATATTTGCATCCCAACGCTGGCCGACTCCACGGAAAACGTCGCGCACTCCAGGGCCACACGTGGATGTTCGATGATGCATATGGCCCCGGAATCCGACGCACCCGTGGCGATGGACGCATCAATGGTTGCGTACTTCATTTACACCCCCCAGAGTGTTACAAAGTAGCTGGAACCAGTTGTCGCCGATGCCAACTGGTAGTCACCAGCACCAGACGCAGCCGTGTTGACCTTGATTCCGGTGTTCGTGGCAGCATTCTGGTTGCTCGCCTGGGCATTGTCGATCCAGTGCAGTCCACTGGCAACAACATCAGTGTCAGCGGACGATACATTGCCCAGTGCTACCCGCTTGTTACCCATGACTGTGTATTCCCACGTTACGGTGCTCGCCATTGTCAACTACCTCCTCCTAAGTGTGTGAACCACCCTCAACACGCTGTTGTATACTCGCCACGAGCCGTGGCGTCATCAACCGTCTTTTTCAGTTTACCCCACCGCGTGTAGCTGTCTACGAAGTTTCTTAACCGCATCTGTTTTATGGCAATGATGTTACCCTGTGGGTATGCCCCCAGGGTACCACCTTCGGTACAGTTTATGATTTGTAAATTGTGATCGCCTTGCCCACCCATGGCTTGGAACTCGAACCAGGCTTTGAAGTTTTGGTATGACGGCCAGGCCCAGACTCGGTTGCCGTATACGTCGGTACACGGAACAACGCCCGCAAATTTGGCATCATATGGCGAATCAAACGGATGAAACTTACGGGTATAATCAAAACAGAAGTCCGCCCCGACACAGGCAATCGGGTTGCACCCCCACATGTACGCGGCGTGATAAAATACCGCTCCATACGTGGTGCCTCCCACACTGTATATCCACCGGTTTTTCGTCTGCTTCGGCAACTCAGACATGTACCAGTGATCCGGTATCATGGCGTTGTACCACAGCACTTTGCCTTTCCATTTCTCGATCAGCTCCGGTGGGCTCACCAATCCTGCATACAGGGTGTGGTCCTTGGTGCTGTCCCAGTAATAATCCGCCGACTTCGTACCACCCTGGGCCATCTCGTCTATAACAATCTTCTGTGCGTCCAGAGTAACGTAAGAGGCCTTGATGTTGTGATCGATCATCATGGCGTAGGAATGCAGACACGCCAACACCGGTATTTCTTCCGGACAACTACCGAGATCATCAATGTTTTTCTTAAGACTTGGCCCGGTAGCCACGATTATGGCCGGATGATAGGCGTGCTTGCCATACTCCTTGTCCACCATGTTGTTATCAGCATCAAAGCGCTTGACATTCTCGATAATATTGTCCATCCATACCTTACTCCAGGTACGTGTTGTCAACCGGTCAGACGTACAGGCCTGGTCCCAGAGCATCTGGCGCACACTGCTGCCCGGAGGAACCGGTATGGCTGGTCCTGAAATATATGGTTGAAACTCCAGAACCATTTCCACGGATTTGGCCCGTAATTCTTCGTACCGAGCCCGTTCCCCGGTCAACAGGGCCTGCAATGTCGGTACATCAGTCGGCAGACTCGTCGATGTGCTACACGCAGTAACATATGTCAAAGAACTCACACCTGCCTCTCTTCCCCTTGGTTTTTTTTAACCGGGGGTAACCGCCGCCGTCACTCACCAAGGGGATGAGAGACGGACAGCGGCTCCCCCGGCCCTTTTACC